TTACAGCTTATTACTCCGACGAACGTTTGAAAGATTTCCATGGTAAAATACCAAACGCATTAGATAAAATCAAAAATCTAAATGGTTATTTGTTTACTGAAAATGATAAAGCCAAGGAACTTGGATATACTAACGACCGTATGCAGATAGGTGTTAGTGCTCAAGAAGTTGAAGCAGTATTACCAGAACTCATCGAAAAGGCACCATTAAAGGGCGATCATGACTATAAAACAGTCAAATATGATAAGATGGTTCCTGTGCTAATTGAAGCAATTAAAGAGCAACAAACTCAAATCGACGAGCTGAAAGCAATGGTAGAAAAACTACTGGATAAATAATAATACACAGGAGTAGCCAAGAAATTGGCTACTCCCTATTGACACTGTGTAAATAGTGTGCTATAGTAATTAAAATGGAAAAATAAATGGCGCTACCACCTACAGGCAGTACAATAACAATGAGTCAAATCCGCAACTATTTTGCGACTCAATTTCCAAGTAGTTATACAATAAGTGTTCTTGGCACTTATATTGGTATTAGTGCTGGAACAACTATTAGTATGAGTAGCAGTTTCGGCGGATATTATTTTCCAATTATCGAATAAGGAGCACACAATGAAAACACTATACGAAATCTTAAATGTAGACTTAGCACAAGAATATACTAAAGCAAGAAAATCAGCAATGGTAGTTAGACTCAATTTACAGCTTGATCTTGAAAAAGAAGTAGAAGCAGCAATTGCAGAAATGGATATTCCAGAAGACGACGAACGCTATCATTGGATTCAAACATTTGGTCGTGCAGCAGGTGCAGACTTGTTGACTCTTGGAAAAGTTCAACCAGAAAATATGATCAAGATGGCAAGCCTAAGTGCTGAAGATTTTAAAGCTGCTGTTAAAGTTGCAACTAGTTCGGCACGTAATTGGAATCAACTAACAGTCGAAGCTGAAAAAGATTTAAACGCAGAAACAATACCTAACACAATGGTGTAATATGCATTTAGGAATCTGTGTACCTGCAAGAGATCAGGTGCATACCGGCTTTGCTCGCAGTCTTTGTTATTTTACAAATCAATTAACAAAACAAAACATCAATTTTGATTTGCATATAATTTGCGGAAGCGTTATTGCCGAGTCACGAACTAGATTAGCAAATGAAGCATTAGAGAATAATTCTACTCATTTGCTTTGGATAGACAGTGACATACATTTTCCTCCAACTGTGTTTGAAAAATTAAATTCTCACAACAAAGACATTGTTGCAGCAAATTACAGCACAAGGTATGCACCTTATCGAAATGTAGCATTTACAGATTCAAAAAACATTAATGCGCGATTAGAATCTAAAACCGGATTACATCGTGTATGGGCAGTTGGTATGGGATGTATGCTTGTAAAGGCACATGTATACCAAGAACTACCAAAGCCTTGGTATAGTCACGAATATAACAAAGAATTAGACAACTACGGCGGCGAAGATATATATTTTTGTAATCAAGCAATGCATCACGGAATAGATGTTTATGTAGATGCAGATATAAAATTAGCACATTTTGGAACACAGGCAAACGTATTATGAGAGCTATCGACAGATTTGAAAAATTCGGAACACATCTTCACAATGCACAGGATCATTTAAAAAATCATATTTTTGAACAATATCCTGTAGTATACAACATTGATGATGTAAAAAACTATATCAATCAATCAGAATATGTTTGGGTTGTAGATTCTAATATAAAGGTATACGATAGTTTTCCTTGGTATTTTAAGCCTCAACTAGATCAACCAAAAAGTATTCATGCATTTCCTTATGTGTATAAAAAAAGTAGAAAAATTAAAAGCTGGGATAAATTACAATTAGTTCCTACACAGCCTGGCGAATACGATACTTTAAAACACAGTTATATCTGCGGCGATTATGATGTTTACTGCGGAAAAGAAAAATTTGATATTTTTTATATTGGCAACGACAGGACTTCGCACAATAAACTAATTGAAAGATTTCCTAATTTACAAGTTGTAGAATCATTTGCACAAGCACAGCAAAACAGTAATACAGATATGTTTTGGCTAGTATACGACGATGTAATGGTTAGAGATACATTTAAATTTAGCTATGATCCAGACGAATGGAGTTTAGAGAATGTGCATGTTTTTGGAAACGGAAATATCGATCAACTAGACGGAGTTGCATTGGTTCCAAAAAACTATGACATTACTGATAAAGAATTAACACATAGATTTTTTGTTAACAAAAAAGAAATTAGAATTATGGCTAGCACACCTCGTGTGTATGATCGTTTTGAAATCAACACATACGAGCAATATCAAGAAGCACTTAGAAAAACCACTACAGATTTATTTTGGGGAGTGCCACAGGATATTGAAATTTTAGACGAGGACGTTTTTGATTTTTATATTGATCATCAAAGTCAACTAAGAAAAAGCAATCATGTGTGGCTAAACGGAAACAAGTATGACGGTGTTGTTCTTTACAGTAAACAGTCTCCTGTAACAGCCAAAGAAATTGAATATAGATTTTTATCAAATAGAATAGAACATGATACAGTAGTAAGTCGTAGCAAACAGTTTGAAAAATTTACTGTTGATACTTACAACGATTACTTACAAGCAACACAGAACAGCACTACAAATATGTTTTGGGGAATTCCTAGTGATGTAATTCCTGACAGCGATTTTGCATGGGATAATTATTTTAATGAAACTAATGCATTAGATAGAAACATAACACATGTATTCTTAAACAAAGATAGCTATGATGGAATAGTGTTGTTCAGCACAAGCGCAGAAGTTACAAAAAAAGAAGTCGAGCATCGGTTTTATATAGACAAAAAAGAACACGCGGTTGTTGCATCGCACCCTAAAAAATACGATGTGTTTACAATTGACAATTATGATGATTATACAGATGCATTGTATAATACAACTTCTGAAATGTTTTGGGGTGTGCCAAGTGATGTAGATATTGCAGAGGATTTTAAGTTTGAACTGTATTTCAGCCACCATAATAGATATGACAGAGAAATTAATCATGTGTTTCTAAATGGAGAACACAGAGATGGTGTAATGCTGTTTAGTAAAAATTTACTTGTAAGTGAAAAAGAAGTAGAACACCGTTTTTACATTAAGAAAAAAGAATGGGATATAGTAGCCAGCACTCCTAAGCCATATCCGGTATTTACGGTTAATAATTATGATGACTATTTAACAGCTATTAAAAACACCAGCAACGAAATGTTCTTTATGATTAATGACGATATAACTGTTAATGATTCTTTTGATTGGAATTTTTATATTAGTCATCATAATCAATACGAAAGAAAAATTAACCATGTTTGGAAAAACGGCGAATACTATGATGGTGTAGCACTAACTAATAAAAACAAAAAGTTAAGTCAACGTGAAATTGATTATAGATTTTTTGTAGTTAAAAAAGAATACAAAGAACAAGCAAGTAAATCAAAACTTTATGACATTGTCTTTATTAGCAACGGCGAAGCTAATGCAGACGAAAACTACGAATTGCTAAAACAAAAATATCCAAATGCTATGCGTGTAGATCGAGTAAAAGGTATCCATCAAGCACACATTGCTGCTGCAAATATGTGTAACACTGAAATGTTTTGGGTAGTAGATGCTGATGCACAAATATTAGATGCGTTTGAATTTGATTATCAAATTGCAAGATACGATGTAGATGGTAGAAGCACTGTGCACGTTTGGCGCAGCTACAATCCTGTGAATAGTTTGGTTTATGGTTACGGTGGTGTTAAATTATTACCTACAGAATTAACACGTAACGTTGATATAAATTCGCCCGATATGACCACTAGCATCAGTAGTAACTTTAAAGCTATCTCTGAAATGAGCAATACTACAGCATTTAACACAGACGAGTTTGGTGCATGGAGAAGTGGGTTTAGAGAATGCGTTAAACTAGCTGCAAAAACCATTGATAGACAGGTTGACGAAGAAACTGAATTTAGATTAAATGCATGGTGCAGCAAAGGTGAAGACAAGCCGTTTGGAAAATATGCCATTGCTGGCGCAATACTAGGACGTGATTACGGAGAACGTAACAAAGACAATCGAGAAGCACTTAAAAAGATTAATGATTTCAATTGGTTACAAGAACAATTTAATCAACAATCATATCAACTAAACGAATAACTGTTTGTAATTTTTCTGTATTAGTTTTGTTTTTTAACGTGTTGTTTAAACCATAATGCAAAGGACGCGGCCAATTACCAAATTCTACCCATGAATAACCGTTGTGTTCTTTGTTAAGTGTAGGTATAAATTCTTTTTTAACAACACATAGATATGTGTGAAACAGAAAATGATTGTCGTTACTAATAAAAGTTTCTAATGGAATAGTTTTTAAAATATCTATATTGCCAATTTCTTCGTCAACTTCTCTACGCAATCCTTCCCAAGGAGTTTCTTCGCCTTCATTAGTTCCGCCAACTAACCCCCAAAGATTTCCTTTTTTACCTTGCGCTCTATGCAAAAGTAAAAATCTTTTGTTATCTAAACTGTAAAATAGTGCACCACTACAAATAATCTTATTCATACTAATAATTATTTTTATAGAATAAGTTCCCAGCTTCCTCTTGGATAATATCCGTCAACACTAGCTTGCCAATAATATGTGTTCCAATACAACTGTTGTCCAGTCGTTAAGTTTGTTACATATGTTAAATCTGATGTTTCGCTAGCATCAAAAACTATATTCCAATTGTTTCCGTCCCATTCTGCAATATCATTTGCATCAGCAACGAAGTCGTTGCCATTAGTATTTTTCCAAGCATCAGCGCCGTCTTCGTTGAGATATAATTCGTATCTAATCTCGCTGTTGATATCAATTGCTTCGGCAAAATCAATTACATATAAATCGTCGATATTTCTATTAGTTGTTGCAACAGGAATACCGTCAACAAAAACTTGATGACTATAAATTGAATCATAGTTTACTTCTGTATCTATGCGAGTTGTTTTTTCTGACTGAATAAATTTACGTTCAACCTTGCCGCCAATTGGACCAGTTAACAATACTCGTGTTCCGGCTTCTTTAACATTAGTAGGGTTCCACGACAATGGATTTACAATATAGTCAATTGATCCATTTTGTCTTGCAGGACCTG